AGCTGGGGATATTTTAAGTAATAAATAAAGGAGATTACTCATGAACATAAAAGAGATTTTTGAGAAGCACGGTGACGATTTTTCAAAGCTAACTACAATCTTATGCAAAGACCCTGTAGAGCGGGATATTGAGAAATACAGGAAAGAATACGAAGGCGAGCATGACATTCTACTCCGACCGGTAAAAATCATTGGTAAAGGTACATCAACAAAAAGGATTGAGCAGGCTAAATTGGTTATTCGATATCAGCAGAAAATTGTTAATATGGCAGTATCCTTTTTATTTGGTGACCCTGCTAAGCTAACTTTAGACAACAAAGAAGATAAATACCAGGAAACATTTTCACTTATTGATGATGTCTGGAATAAAAACAAATTAGACTATTTCAATAAAAAGCTGGCACGGCGGCTATTTGTGGAAACGAAGGTTGCCGAGCTTTGGTATGTAATAATTGATGACCAGAATGTAAAGCATATCAAGGTAGCTTTATTATGTGATAAAAACGGGGATGATATTTATGCCCACTTTAATGAGAATGGCGATATGGATGCCTTTACGAGACGGTATAAATTAGAGGACATTGACGGTAAGAAATATGACCATGTAGATATTTATACTGCTGAAAACTTTATCTATGGGATTAAAAAAGGGGAAGCCTGGCAAGTAGAAAAAAAGGACAATCTTTATGGCAAAATCCCGGTAATCTATTATGAGCAAGCTGAGCCTGAATGGGCAAGCGTGCAGAGTGAGATTGACAGGATAGAAATGCTAATCAGTAAATCAGCAGATACTAATGATTATTTTGGTTCACCGACATTGAAGATTCAAGGTAAAATAATCAATGCTCCCGAAAAAGGGGAAGTTGGAAAGCTATTACAATTTAAAGGCGAACAAAATGCAGAGGGCAAGATAGAGTATGGAGATGCTAAATATTTAACCTGGGAAAATG